GTCTTGCGACGGATTGAACGTCAGGCCCACAGCCTTTTCGCCGTAGGTCAGGATGCGGTCGGGGTCGGCGGCTACGATGCCTTCGGTGCCGTGGGTTTCAGTACTCATGTGGTTTCCTATTTCGTCGGTTTGCGGACACTCACCTCGTACTCCGAGGTGCTGTTGAGGCCGGGCGGTACTTTGCCCGGGTTCTGTTCGAGGAACGTCGCCATGTTGGTCTGCGCAACACGGCGCTCCAGCAAGTCGATGGCCTCATTTTCCAAGATGAACTTCTTCATCTCGTCCCAATCCGATGCGTAGTAGCGCGTCTTCTGGGAAAGGATGACCGTTCCCGCGTCGGTCTTCACAGACTTGGACCCGAGGGCGAGCATCATGTCTTTCATCTGCAGCGCAATCACATCACGCTGCTGCTTCAGTTCTTCAAGCTGCGCTTCGTGCGCACGCTCAAGCTCCTGAATCTTGGTGCGGATTTTGAGGTACACCTTGGCCAGTCGGTCCATGGGTACTTCGTCGGTAGCGTCACTCATTCACTTCTCCTTGCGGGCTGTTTCGCCCGACTGTCAATAATTGTACACGTAGTTTTTCTGGGGTCAAGTGTTTTGCACCTCCTTCTCAAACATTTTGCTGAGCAGCGAGTGGTCTTCCACCCGGGACTCCAGCGCCCTGAACATCTTCTCTTCGATGGGGCTGCTCTGGATATGGATGACGCGCACGCTGCTGGCAGTCTGTCCTTGGCGATCTGCGCGAGCGATACATTGGATGTACATCTCAACGCTCATCAGGGGTCCGTAGAACACCACCGTGTCGGCGGCAGTCAAAGTGATCCCATGCGCCGTGGCTTGCGGCTGCATGACCAGTATACGAGGGTCCGGGTCAGACTGGAAGCGCCTGATGATGTCGCCGCGCTTGGTGGCAGTCACGTCGCCGTGAATCTGTTCAACGGAGTACCCACGGCCTTTCAAGAACTCCGCCACGGTATCCAGTGCAGCGCGGAACAGCGCGAAGATGATGATCTTGCGGTCGGTCTCCTGCACCACTTCCTCCAGCACGTTCAGCCGAGGCGTGGCGTCAAACTCGATGACCTCTTTGTTGTCGGACAGGGCGCACCCCGTGCTGATCTGCAGCAGCTTACTCACGCCGGCAGCGGCGTTCACCGCACTGATGGTCTCGCCTGCAGCTTGGGCCAACATCTGCTCCTTGAGCAGCTTGTAGTACTTGGTCTGCTGCGCCGTCATGGGCACGTTGCGCGTCTCCGTCAGCACCGGCGGCAAGTCAAGGCACTGCTCTTTGGTGTAGCGGATCGCGGGCTGCAGCGCTTCGTGCACGAGCGTTTTGGCATTGGGCTTTGGCAGCCACTTGAACATGGACGCCTTGTACATGACCTTGTCACGCCAGCCGCTGAACAGATGCGGCACGCCGGTGGGGTTCACCAGCTTAGCCAAGCCATACGCGTCGAGGGGAGACTGCGCTGCGGGGGTGCCCGTCATGAGCCATAACCATGAGTCCGGCCGCACCAGTTTGTTAAGCGTCTTCCAGCGCCGCGTGGTGACTGTCTTGAGGTGCGAGGCTTCGTCGACAATGATGAGGTCGAACCGGCCGTCTGAGATGATCTCATCTGCGACCAGCGGGAGCCCGTCGTAGTTCATGATTACGAATTCGTAATCGCTCTGGATCATTTCAATCCGGCGGGAGGCTTGCGGGTGGTGGCACACCACTGCACTGCGATGAATGATGGACTTGCCAATATCTCCAAGCCAAGCGCTGTGCAGAATGGAAAGGGGCGCCAACACCAGCACGCGACGAACTTTTTTCTTCTTTATGAGGTAGTCAGCAGCCCACAAGGAACTAATTGTTTTGGCCGTACCGGGTTGACTTAATACGAACGCCCGCTTGTGCAGTGTCAGGAACGCCGCTGTCTCCTTTTGGTGCGCCATAGGCTTGTAGCGCCCGGGCCAGTCGTAGTCCTTGAGGATGGGCGATGGCACGTCCTTGACCCCAAGATTCTTGAGCACCCGCGCCTCATCCAGTGACCAGAAGACCAACACCTCATGCGCGCCGTCACCGGCCTCGCCAAGATACTGACTTTTCGGAATGATGCTGAACTTCTCGGGGTTGCGCGTGCGCAGCAGCAGCGCTTTGTTGTCAATTATTTGCATGTGGCCGAAGGGCGCAAGTGTTGTTGTGATGCGCGTTCCGTAACTCTCCGCGCACTTCTAGTTCCACTTCGAGCTTGGTTACGCCCCCGCACAGGCTTGTTGCTGCCACTGGCTCCGACCCCCATTTAGCCAGCCATAAGTTGCGCAGCACTTCAGTGTCGACGTCTTCAAAACCCGTTTCAGTAGCGGGGCTCACTTCGCCCTCCAGAACGTATGCGTATCTGTCTTCAAACTCTCCAGCAGTCCGGTGCTGCGCAAGCGGGTCAACATGAACGCCGAATCTTCGTCATTTGCTTCACGCAGTTTCTGTTCACACACCCACCGGTCGCTGTGCTTGGCTTTCCACAACGCCGCAACGCCGTCGATGTCCATGGTGAATATGCCGATGTCGTTGATGTTCTCCGGCGTGGGCTTGCCCCACTGCGCTTCGCGTAAGTTCCGCAACTCGGCTTGCCGCTTTGCGTTTTCAAGCCGCTCCAGTACGTCTGGGCCAATTTGGTAGTTGCCTGACCTTGCGTATGTTTCTTCCAGCCAAGCGCGCTTGGCTGTTTCATGTAGTTCACGGTCGAGGTGTACTTTGATTTTTTTAGCCATTTCCCAATCCGATATTGCCATCACTTCACTCCGGTAGTCGCACGACGTAGTCGTACGTGTCACTCAACATGAACCGCTCCAGCCGGCTGCTCTGTGACAGCCTGTGCATTGCCAGAACATAGAACTCATCGCCGCCGTAGTAGACGTCCTTCTCCGACACCCACTCGGTGCCGTACTTGACGCGCCACATGTTCTCGATCGTACTGAGCGGCTCAGTGAATGCGGCGTGGTTTTTGAGGACGTCCATGGTGACTCTTGGTGTGGGGGCGGGGCCCGCCCCAAGCACGGCGCGGCCTTGGTTTGATATTTGCCTCGCGATGTAAGGGTTGCCAATGTTGTTTTGCAGCCCCTGTGCGAGAAGGGATGGCTTGGGGTCCTTCAGGCTCTGCGCAATAACTTCGTAGAAGTTTCCCGCGTTACTCACTTCACGCTCCCGTCGGCGTTGCGCTTGAATGATCTGTTGGCGCTGGCCTTTACCACCCTGCGGTTGCTCTTGGCGTTGCTGCCGCCTTTGGACAGGGGCACCTTGTGGTCGACATCTTTGCCGTCGCCTACGGCGGCAGTGCCATCACGGATGGCGTCCCGGCGGGCCTTATTGCGCTTGACGCGCATCTCGATCTGCTCGGGCTTGGACTTGTACAGTTCGTTCTCCCGCTTGTACGGGCGGGGTTTGTTCACGTATGGCATGTCGGCTCCTTGATTTTCCAATGCGGCGATGCGTTCTCCACTTTTCTTTCCAGTACTTTTGCGTCGTGCAAACGCTTCCACAAGCGCTCGCGCGGAAGGACCTCATTGCAGTGCACCCAATCCGACCCCAGCGCTGCCCGCCAGAAGTTCATGGCTGTCTCCAGCGGGATTTCGCTCCAGTCAACGGTTTCCATTGAATTCACACTCCGTCACGGGACACCACTTGCGGCACAGCCCTGACTGTTTGGGGTTCCACACGCCGGAAGCGAAAGCGCCCTCAAGTGCAGCGACCCGTTCGCGGTAATCTTGCCAGTAATTGGTAGCCTGCGCAAGCTCGACGCGGTGCTTGACCATGGTGTCCTTGACGACGAACAGCAACGCGCTGCGCACAACACGCACATGGGGGAAGTGGGCGAACACGAAGAGCGACATCAGCGTAAGCTGGTCGCGGTCGGGATACTTGTCGTTGCCGCTCTTATAGTCCGCGCACCACGCGGTCAGGTTGTCGTCGTCCACGATCAGCAGGTCCGCAATACCCCGGGCCCACACCTGCGGGTCCTTGAACCCACACGGCCGCAGCCGCGCGTCGACAGCCATCTCGTACTCCGTCAGCTTGCGTCCGGGCTTGGCCGCCAGCGCATCAAGCGTAGGCTTGAGGAACGCAAAGTGCGCCGGCAGCGGCGTGCCGTCCTTGATGTAGAACTCCGCAGCACTGTGCAGCTCCTTGCCGTAGATCGTCGCCTCCGTGTCTTTGAACGGGAAGCGCTTGAGGACCTTCTCCTCGTGGAACTTGCGAGGGCATTGCTCAAACGCCTTGAGCGACGAGTGCGACCAGACGACTGGTTTCGCCGCCTTCAGCGGCTCAGAACTTTGCACTGTGCACCGCCTTGTTCAGGCGCTTGGCGAACGCCGTGACGAACTGCTCGTTGTTCTGCAGCCGGTGGCCCATGTCGTGCAGGATGCCATGCGTGAGCTCGTGCCAGAACGTATCTGCTTGCTCGTACGCCGACACCCGGCCGCCCATGAAGTACACACGGCTGATGCTGATGACGTGATCCGCGTAGCTGATGTAGCCAAGGCGCAGATCGTTACTGGTCCTGCGGACCTCGTACTTGGTGTCACCGATGGTGACTTGCTTGGGGATTTTCATTTCACTCTCCTTCAATCTCAGTCCTTTGCCAACCCATAGCGCCTGTCGGCGCCCACACCTGCGTCCAGCGGCACGCCGGGCATCCATGACGGAGTCTTGACCATCTGGGCCTTGACCCACGCCACAGCTTCTTCGGACTCACTCTCAGGCGCGATGGCCAACAGCTCGTCGTGCACCGTGCCCGCCACGAAATACCGCTTCTGCACCCGAAGCATGCCGTCCGTCATGACGATACGAGCAAGCGCCTGCGTGATGTTCTCAACCACCTTGCCGCCGTACAGCTTCTTCCCGTCAGGACCGTACACCCACTCAGGCCGGCCCTTGGCATCATGTTGCTTAATCTTTAACACAGGATACCGCAAACTCATGCCGTTTGGCAAGACAATTTCTTCCTTGCGGAAAGTCATTCCACGGAACTCCCGCTCCTTGCCGCCGTACAGGCTCTCTCCAATAAGTTGTTGGCAAAGCCCCCAGAGGTCTACGACGGGCGACGCAGCCGCACGGTACTTGTCGATGATGGCTTTGGCCGCAAGGCAGTGCACCACGAGGTCCTTGGTAGAGCAGGTGTGTGGTATCTCCCCCATGCGCTGGAGATTCTGGTCCCAGCTGATGAAGCGCTCAACGTCTTCGGACGTGACGCCGAATTGTTTTGCCGCGTCTTTGTCGTAGCGCATTGGCGGAGCCCCGAGAAAGCCTGTAAGAACTTGTGCAGAAAACGCGGCCCAGCCCAGACCGTACCCTGCCCCAATCAAAGCCGCCTTGCTAGACTGGCGGAGTAAAGAATGCGTCTCACGGCTTAGCCCCGGAATACCAAACATCTGTGCCCCGAATGCGGCGTACACATCAACCCCGCTGCGGAACAACTCCAGAAGCTCGTCGTACCCAGCCAGCCACGCCAGCACACGCGGCTCAATTTGCGCCAAGTCGCCTACTACAACGACACTGCCTTCTGGGGCCATGATGGCGTTGCGAAGAAACGAGCCGCGCTTCAGATTTTGCATGTTCAAATTTGAACCCTTGGACGCAGTCCAACGCCCAGTTAATGCCCCGTAGTAGGACAGGGGCACGGGCAACCGCCCCCGCTTGGAGATGTCCAAGAACCTCTGTGCCCGCGTGCGCTCCAGCGTGGACTTAACCTTGAGGCGGGCTTCGCACAGCAGCGCTACGTCCTCCCTGTCGCCATTGAGCAGCGCTTGGAACAGCGCGTCGTTCTTGGCCAGCGCCAGCGTGGGCTGGCCCGTGGTCTTGCTGATCTTCGTCGGGGCTTCGACGCCCAGCATCTGCAGCGCTTGCGCAAACTTCGGGTTGCTTGCGAGGTCCGACTCCGTCAGCCCCATGGACTCCAGCCGGCCGAGCACCGCCTCACGCTTGGTGCGCTCTTCCTCCAACGCCTGCTCCAGCATCTCGCCGTCCAGTTCAAGGTGCGGTTGCGTGTACATCTTCAACGTCATGTCGATAAGGCGCAGCTCTTTGATGGGGTACATGCCGCGAGGCGTGCCCGTGTCGTCCACCCGCATCAACAGTCTGCTGAACACCTCCGAGCAAAGGTATACGTCGTGCGCACAGTACTCCGCCAGCTCGCGCTCCACCACTGCAGGCAACGTGCCGAACATGCCGTCCGTGCTGTGCACCGCCCGCCCCTTGGGGGGCAAGCCAAATGTGTCCGCCAGCTTGGCCAGACTGTTGCCCACTTCCACCCCTCGTAGCGCCCGGGCCATGGACAGGGAGTCGAAGATGAAAGCCGGCTTGGCACCATACACCCACGACAGAATCGACACATCGAAGAGCGCGTTGTGCGCCAGCACGGCCGTGCGGCTCCAGTCCACCGAGGCTACCCACGCAGGGATGTCGTCATGCGCCACCCACACAGGCTTGCCTTCACCGAACTCCTGCCAGCACAAACCCCATGCATGGAAGCGCGGGTCGCGGATGTACTCCTCGGTCGTCATTTTGGAGAGGGTGTACTCCTTGCTGTCCCACGCGGTCTCGAAGTCGAGACACAACACCCGGTCGAAGGGGGCTCCGTCGAAGAAGATCATTTCAGCGCCTCCTTGATGGCGTCATTGATGGCGCGGGCCTGGCCGTTGTCGTCAAGCTCGCGCAGAACAATCTCCGCCGCAACATCGCAGGCGTGCTGTATGGCGGCTTGCCAGCCCTTCCATGCCATGTGAACAGACGGCTCAACATAGCAGTTTCTGGATTCGCTCCATGCGCAGTCATCGTAAAAGGTCGGCTTAAACCACGCCTCAAACGCTTCACGGCTCATGGTGTTCCTTTCGGTGCGGCTGCGAGCATTGCGCGGTAGACGCCATCGGGCCAAGACGTAAGCGACCGTGCTGCATCGACCATCTCCGGCGTCGGCTCTACCGGCACCAGCACAAACCCCTCCCGCCCAGCCAGTGCCATGCGCAGGGCTGATTCGAGGGCGGCGTAAAAGCCAGCAACTTTCATGCGCTGCTGCGCGTGATTTTTAACGTCAGACTTGGTCGCCCCCAATTCGTAGCAATTCAGCGCGTGCTCTTTCACCATCGCCATCAACCCAGCCACATCCAC